AATCATTACCTGCAGATGTTACTGTAAATGTTCCGTCTTGATCTACTGCAGATAAACTTCCAATTCCTGATGCTGATACGTATCCTGATACATCAAATGACGATCCAAATGATAATTCTGCAGATACGCCAGTGTCATTGCCATCTATATTATCTAAGTCTGGGGCCGGTGCAGGTGATAATGCTTTAAGTATTTCGTTAAATCTGTCTACTGCAGTTCCAACCGTCGTTGTTGGTGTAAAATCTGTAAATAATCCATCAGTATATGAACCATCTTCTGCATCTCCAATTGCTCCTTGCCCATTTGAAACCGGCGATGTTATTGCTACGTGGCTTCCTGTATAATCTGCTGCTCCTGCTCCCGTTCCTGTAATAGTTGCTTTTAATTCATATTGTTGCCCCGAACTAGAATCATACCAAAGAATTCCATCTAAATATGTTCCGTGAGTACCTGTTGTTATTGATGGAAGACCGCCGCCACTTAAAAATTTTGTTACAGGTTCATAGTCTGATACACCCCCGATAAACGCTATCTCTATATCTTGAGTTCCGTTTGGGCCATCTGCATTATGAATTGACAATGAGCCAGTTGCTAAAACAAATTCACCTCTATATATAGGATCAATGTTTTTTAAGTTGTCTAATCCACCTCGTTTATGTTGAATTACTTGAGCCATGTTGTTACAAATCCTTTATTTAATATAAATATCAACTGTTACGGAACAATTGTCTTACCATTTCCGGTAGGAAAAAATCCTGCATCGATGATTCCTAAAGTACTACCTGTGGCAGCAGTTTCGATGTTAACACCACCTACAATATCAACAGAGGCACTATTAGGTAATGGGCTATCATTAGACCCTGATATAGATAAAGATCCTGTTAATTGTAAATGTTTTGCAAGTTGTTTACCTTTCAATCTACGTGCCATTATGACCATCTCCCATTTACAATTATTATATCATCTGATTCAATTGTGTATCCTAATGTGTTAGTATCGAATACGATTGTTTGTGTACCGCTCGTTGTAGGTGTCCAATTATATGCTGCTTTATCAATATACTGACCATTAATATAAATGTCAAATTCTGCTTTAGTTGCTGATAAAGAAGTTGTTGGATTAATTATAGCTGCGCCTGACACGGTAACTGTAGTATCACTCGAATATGATGCTTGTTTTTCTGTTAAATTAACTAAATATGACATTGTAGCTGCATCTATAGATGTTCCGCTTCCGCCGCCTGATGATGAAACTGTAACAGATCCTCCGGCAAGTACTTGTGATTGGAATCGAAGTAGTTGTTCTGGGATGACAGTTGTTGAAAACAAATCTAATCCAACATCTATAACTGTATCAAATCTTACTCGCTTAATTGAATATGCTTTTTGAATAGTTGATAATCTAAATTCTTGTTCTGCTAACAGAGTTCCTTTAACTGTTAATGATGTAGTTGCTCGCACTAAACGATCTTCCCCTACAGTATTCAATGTTTCAAAGGTGAACGCTCGCATATGAGTCTGATACTTGTTTTGTTCGTTACCCCACGCAAACCCACCGTACGGCATAAATTGTTCTACTAGTTCATTCATTTGTGTAGTGAAATCTGTCCACAACATTAAATCATATTCTATATCAACATACTCAGGAATATTAATCGCATATATCTCTTTTGACTCTTCTGGGCTATTTACTGGTATAGGAAATAATTCATCTTCATAACGATTTCTTTTGTTGTATTTTGCTCTGTAATACATTTGATTGCCAATACCATCGATTGACGTTGGTCTATTAGTGTCAAGTTTTTTAAGTTGGTCTCGTTCAGTCATTGTGTTTCTTTTAAGAACAACTAACGGAGACTGAAGCATTCCTTTTTCATCTCGCAAATAACCTAAACGACGTACACTATCCCATTTTTCTCCATTTGCAAAAATTACTGGTACATTAATTAATTCGTTGTTATGTGTAACTTGTGGTTGTATTTCATTTTCTACAAACCATTTCATTGCAAAGTCTATGTCATATAATGTACGACGCGGTGTTCGAATTACATCATCATCTCTCCTGATTTGTGTAGCTCGATTCAATATTAAATCTTCTCTAGGTGTTTCAGTTCTAGATGGATTTGGTTTATTTGTTTTTCGATCGATATTTTCTCTGTTATATCTTGGCATCAATGTCCTTTATATGTTTGATCGTTTGTTGTTCCACCAAACCGAATATTTCGAATTGCTTGTGGTGTTTGTCTTGTTGCATGTGCATCACAAACAATTGAAACGCTAAATCCATGACTGTCGCCATTTGGCCATGTTTCTGGATTCTTACCAGCTAAATATTGATTTGCATCAACATTGTCTAATTCATAATATTCATTGTCCCAAAATGCAATATCGCCAACTTCTGGATAAAATCCTGATTTTTCTGATGTATCTCGTGATATTGCAAATTGCATTGTTCTTGTATAACTATGTCCATAATCATCTTGACTTGCATTTTTACCTTCTTTAGTAATAAGTGCAGGAATAAGTATAGATTGATAGAATGACTTCTTATCTGATTCTCCGTATAAATTAGAATTAGATTCTTCTACAATAAGTTTGTAGAATTCAATTTCAGTATCAACGACTTGATTCATTATCTCTGAATTGATTGATGCCATAAACTTTGCATCGCGCTGCGTACCGAATAATGCCATTCTGTTATCCTATATATAGTTTTGTAGGGACTTTAGATAAAACGTTCATTGAAGCTTCATCTTCTGTAGCTTGTCGTTGTAACATACTCTCTCGTGTCATTTTCCCTAAAAATTCTCTTAACTGTGTTATCAAATCACTTTTCTCAGAAGCTGCTTCTGATACTAATTCTGAACCATTTAATGTTACTTCTGAATTCGGAATAGGTACTGTGCTATATTTCCCTCGTACTCGACCTAACATTTCTTTTGCGATTGCTAATCCGTATCTAAGAATCCAAGCACGCCCCATATCATTAATTGTACTATATTGTTGATAATTATATGGTATATTAGATGCGTCTGATATCACCCCATTTAAAACCGCCGTATTTCCGAATAATAAGGCGTCTTTTGATTTTTCTTCTTCAAATAAAAATTCAAACCAAACTTTTTCAAAATATGGAGTAGATGCATTACCTCGTGCTGCTCCCGGTACTGGGTATATTACGATATCATCGCCGTGTATTTCAAATGAGAAATGTGATTTTCGGATCCGATCGTTAAATTCAATTGACTGAATTCTTAATAAATCAGAATGTATTGGCATCATCATAAAGTTAACTGATGGGGACATTCCTCCAAAATCAAATGAATCTAACAATTGTTGTGATCCTAATCCTGTTCCTACAAATGGATCAAAATATCTAACAATCGCCGGCGGAACTGTGTGAAGTACTCTTTTTATTTCAATTGACGATGTATTTGACAATGACATAGACAATGACGAAGCAACAGCTTCTCGAATAGAATATTTTTGTACTCCTGTTTCTACATTTAAATATGCTTTATGCCACTTAACATTTCCTCCCGAGTCAGCTTCTGTTCCATATGCTTTGGAAAGTTTAGTTATATATGAAAGAGATGTTCCAACAGCTTTTCCGGTCAATCCACCTTGTAAATACTGCGAACCAGTTTGTATACCTAATGTATTAAGCAAGTTATTTGCGATATTAACTTGATTAACTTGATTAGAATATTCAATGATAGCACCTTCAAATGCTGTATAAAAGTTCACATCTTGCAGCTCTACCTCTAATACTGGATATCCTAAATGATTTGCTGCAAAACTTGCAAATTTATCTGCATGCTCTTGAAAAATAGCATCAGAATCAAAATATCCGAAAGGGGTCTTTCCTGGGCTGAAAGATGAACTACCTGGATAAGTTATTGTGTTTTCTGAATAGTCCATACTGATTCTTTATAATAAATATCAGTACCAAAAATATCAATATTCATTTAATAAAGAAAGTACATCATCAAGTGCTGGGTGTCTGTGATTATCTTTTAATATAATCTTTGTTACATATTCAGACCCTTGAAGTTTAGCAACTTCATGTATTGCAGAATCATTTTTATGTTTTAAATCAATTTGTTGATTATCGCCACATAGTATCATTGTAGATTCTTTCCCTAACCGAGATAATACCATTTGAAGTTGTTGCTTAGTTAAATTTTGAAATTCATCAATTACAACAATTGCATCATCAAAAGTTCTTCCTCGGAAGTGTGTTAAAGATACTAATTCAATACTTTCATCAGATTCCATTTTTGCTAGTATATCTGGTTTATTATAAACCTTTCTCATATTACTTCGTATCGGAACCAACCATGGCTCCATCTTTTCATCTAACGAACCTGGTAAGAATCCGTTATCTTCATTTGATACAGTCGGTCTTGTTATAACAATTTTATTTATTTGCTTTTTGAAAAACATATCTAGTGCAACTTGTACTGCTAACAATGTTTTTCCGGATCCGGCTTTACCTAGTATAAAATTAAATGGATGATTTAATATTTCTGTTTTAGCCGATTTCTGTTCCTCTGAAAGTGTTAATGTAAATTTAACAGGATTCTTGGGTGGGGTTTTTGTTTTATTAATTGGCATAACTTGTTCCTTAAAACAATTTTGTTAGTGTTGTTTCTATTAATTGAACATCATGAAGCGTTTCGATTTTACCTAGAGAAAGTTTTCGAATTGCTTGATATGATTTTTTAGGAGGGTATGGTGTTAGTATTTTAACTGTAATTAATTCTTTGCCTCGTCCTAAATCTTGATCTATATTACACATAAGTACCATGCGAATAGCTCGTATTCTGTCTAATACATCTACAAGATTCCCGTCATAACGGATTCTCCATTGCATTGAATATTTAACTCTTGGTGCTGCCATATTATATTGATCCTGTGCTTATCATTAAATAACTACCACTTCTCCATAATTGACCATTCACTGCAGGATCAGAGGTTGGAAGTGATGCTGTATAAAATAAAACCGTACCTTCTGATATAAATTTATCAGTTACTGATACATACGAAATTGAAGCAGATGTACTAGTTAATGTAGTGTCTGTTATTGTCGAACTACCAATTTCAATTCTATCAGCTGACCCCGTACCGTTAATAGTAAAGTCTGTTGCATTGTGTGAAATACTTGCTGATTCAATAGTAACATTATTATATATGTTGCTTATTGATGCTGATGTAGATGTTAATGTAGTATGAATTGATTCTGTTACTACGAATTGTGTTGCAGATCCTGATAAAAATACAACTCGTCCAGATGATATAGTAAATGATCCTGAGATTACTACATCTTCACGTATACTTCCAGATAATACCCCGTATAAATCCGAAGCATGACTCGACGAAATTAATCCGCCTGATGCTATTTCTGCTAAATTAGTTGAAAAGACTCCCATCTGTTTCCTTTATTAATAAATATTCAAATTAATATGTTTTCTTTAATGTAAAAATGTCTGAATAGATAGATGTAGCATCAGTAGCGCCACCAGACCACACTACTCGTACTTCTAATGAATTATCAATAGTAGTATCAAATGTAGTGTTATTGACATAACTAAATATTTCAGAAACAAACGCATCAGATGCATCTTTTCTGTATTGGAATGTTCCAACTGTTCTAATTTCAGCAGTTCCAGCACCACCTATTTCATTAATTGAAAAGTTTAGTGTCAATCTCCAATTTTGATTATCAGCGCCAGCCGTTGTGATTACACCAGTATCTCCTAATACAACATTATCAGTTCTAACTTGAATATCTAGTTCATCTCCATTTTGTGCAAATATTGTACCAGCCATTACTGCTTCAAATGCATCACCTTTTTGGAATCCATTTGCAGGTACTGAAAGTGTTCCTATACCACCATCAATTAAACTACCTGATATATGTGTACTACCAGATACTGGTGTTGATGAACCTGTTTGATTAAACAATCCGTAATTGTTTGATGTAACATAGTTTATGTTAGTTGCAGTAGTATATTTCGTAACTCCACCTTGTACTACTGCAAACAATTCTGTTCCGTCTAACGCAGTAGCTTGTGGCAATCCTGATATTGGTAAACTTGGCATATTATGTTATCCTAATTTTATTTCCATTTTCTTGAAGTAAAAAATGTAAATTTTCTTGAAGCAATCCATCAAACGAATCTCCAGCTTCTGGAACTGTTGTCCATGTTTGAATCTGCGAATTATGTATTGTTCGTTCTAAATTTTGAACGTAATAATGATATTGCAACTGTTGTTCATTTAATGACAGCTTTCGCATTGCTGGTAACATTCTAAATGTTTGCCATGATATTTCTATATCGTTATTCATTTATTATAAATATTTAAACAGTAAGAAAGGGATGACCTAAGCCATCCCTTCCAAATAAAATTATTACCGTTAAGTAAATATTACAAAGTCTCAAGACCTTTAACATATACTTTTCCGTAAAATTCTGGTCTAACCACTTTCTTAGCGTATCTCGTCATTACACCTTTTCTTGGTGTAAAGTTTTTCGGATCATACACTAATGGAGTCATAATCAATGGTACATAAGGACTAAATACCGCTCCTGATTCAAGGAACTGTGCACCTCTGTAACCCATTAAGATTACATTCTCTTTCATGTAAGGGTTTTTATAAACAGTGTATCTGTTATTGATAGCACCAATTTTTTGAACACCAGCAGCAAATTCCATTGCGTTACCATCTGTACTAGCAGCAAATCCTGGGATTGATTCTAATACAGTTGCAACAGCTGGACTAGTTACTAAGAAGTTAGCTCCACCTCTCAAAGTTTTTTGATGGATCTTGTTAGATACTTTTTGAAGTTTAGTACCTAAAGTTTGGAACCATCCACCTTGAGTGTTGTAGAATCCTGTGTTATCACTTACACCATTTCTAGTAAATGCTGTTCCATTCCAAGTTTCGTTGTTAACAGCTGACCAATATTCTACTGTTGGAGCAGATGATAACAACATATCAAGAATTTCTAAATCAATTTCCATTGATACATATTCTGATAACATTGAAGTTAATTCAGCTTCAGCATCAATTGAGTGATAAGCGTTAAGATCTTGTGCAAACTCTGGAGTCCATACAGCCTTTAACTTTCTTGTCTTAGCAACGATTGCTTCACTTTGAAGTTCTAAGTTCAATTCTGGAATGTCAATATCAGTTTCAGGATTAGCAGCAGACTGCGCAGCAGTTACTTCAAAATCACCTCTAGTAATATCAGTTGGTTGTTTGCTATATGAAACTGTATAGTTTCCTGTAGCATCTAAATCTGATCCAGACACAACAAAATCAACATTTCCACCATTTACTTTTGTATATGCAGGGAATGTTGCAACAATTGCAGATCCTGAACTTAATACAAATGAACGTACTGCTAATGGATCAAATCCACTTAAAGATGATGTTTCTACACTAACTACACCATAATGAGCAGAAGTAAATGTACTCAAATTAGTAAGTGCTGAGTCGAAATTAACTGAAGCAGATGTAATTGAGCTTGTTGCAGCTGTTGCATTTGTTACAGTAATATCATTGATTGAATAACCAAATCTACCTGCACCATACAAACCACCTGATGGATCATCTGATGTATTTGTGATACCGAACATAGAGTCAGCTGATTCAGCAGCGCCAAATGGATGACCTGCAGCAGATACTGGGTCATTATTGTCGTTGTCAAATCCTGCTTGACCTGTACCATATTTAAAGTCTAAGTAAAATACAAGACCTGATGGCAAGTTCATTGGTTGAACACTTACGAATTCTTTAGCAGCAAATTCTGCAAAGATTCTTCTTACTAATGGTAAAGCAACACCAGCCCACTCTTCAGAGCCTTCTGCTGTTCCTGTTTGAGACGATTCTCTCACTAATTGGCGTGCTTGATTTTCTAAAAGCTGAGCCATACCAGCTTTTTCAGTTTCTCCTCTAAGACCTTCTAACAATCCGGTTCGTTCCCATTTAGAAACAAGACCAGTTGCAGCAGCTCTTTGAGAAGGATTATTGCTTTCTAGCAAATTTGAAATTTCCATTTCTTTCCTTTTTTTAATTTTTTATAAAAGACCAGCCAATTTCTTGAATCGGTTAGCCATTTCATTTCCTTCTTGAATGATTTCTTTAGCAGGTGCAGTTGTACCAACAGCCTTAGAAGCTACACTTTTGTGTTCTTTTACGATACGCTTTTTAGACGGCTTAACAAATGATTCTGCTAATGTACTAAATACTAATTTTACCTCTCTTGTATTACCAGCTCTATCAAAGTTTTCAATTACTTTCATCTTTTGATTTTCTGATAATTCAAAATTACGGAACAATTTGTTTGTGTAAAGAAGTTTTGCGTTTAGCAAATTTACTTCTTGAAGAA